AATAAATGATTTAGATTTGAAAGGATTTGAAATGATTGGAATGTGTGCAATGACCGAGCAAATGCTCAGGCGCGACCTTGAGATCTGGCTGAAAGCGCGCACATCACCGCCTGACAGCATCCTAGACCTAGCCAGGGCGCTGCTCGATGAGCAATGCAAGGGAGCATAAGGGCTGTATGCGATCCAAACGGTGGTATGCAGGGGCAACACAGGGGTGTATGCCTACAAGCAAAGGCACAGAGGCCTGCTGGCTGGGGCGCGAAGTGCTAAAAAACAGAGGCACGTTACCCCTCCCCCCGGTCTGTCACTATGGGCGGGGTGCCTCACTCAATTTTTCCCCGTTATTTTAAAAAAAGGAGATCCACATGGAAGAGCAATACAAATTACAGCGTGAGCTGCGTAGTGCAACACTTAGCCTACTGCGTCAGGGTTTTACCCTACAAGCCGTAGTTCATGCTTTAATCGTGGAATCCGAGCGATTAAGTGAAAGCTCGGCCGTAGTCCAAGCAATTAATGATTTCAACCACCAACCGTAGATAGGGATAAACACATGGCATACGATACGCCTTTTGAATTAAAGCCAGGTAACTTTCAGTTATTTAAAAATAATAAAAAGACTGACCAAAAGCACGCAGACTGGACTGGCAGCATTAAGTTGCCCGATGGCCGTGAGTATTGGTTCAATATGTACAGCAAGCAGGGGAATAAAGGCCCGTATTTTTCTGGATACATCGGCAAAGAAAAGCAGCAGGTCAATCAGCCAGCCTCGTTTAATAGCTTTGCCCCAGCGGCGCCCATAGGTCGGCCTGAGAACTATGCACCAGCAGCTCCATTGGATGACGTACCGTTCTAATGGCAAGTACCAGACCCAAGGCCAAGATAGCAGCTCAGATACCATCCCTGCAAAACTGGGGTGGTATTCGGTCTATTCAGAAAAGATTAGAGCGCTCGGCTACGATTTCAGAGAATCGCGAGGCGGTCGCCTACTCTTTGCTGTGTATGGCCAACACGAAGATTACGGACATCATGGAATGGGACGATGAGGGCCAGGTTAAAGTTAAAGCTAGTAAAGATATTCCTGAGCACGCCCTTCAAGCCATCAAGAGTATTAAAGTTAATAAAGATGGTAATTTAGAGCTGGAGTTATACGATAAAGTCGGCGTATTGCGCCTCTTAGCGAAGGCATCTGGCCTCTTAGATAACCCAGAGGAGTCGGATAAACCGTCTGTCATCGGCATTAATATCAAGCCACCGGATGTGCAAGACGTAGACCTCGATTAAAAAACAACAAGCCTATTGCTTTTATTTTTTTTCTCATTACCATCAGGGGTAGCGATATCGCTAACTAACCCGTGAGGATAATATGACGAAAAGAAAAGAGCACTCTCCCGCAGTAGTTGTTGACTCTGGCTCTAGTTACGAGGAGCCTATTCCGTTTGCTGGTATCGTAGAGATAGAGCCTGACTTTGATTACGATGATGACCCTATAGACCTTGATTCTGTCTGTAATTTCCGAACCAACCACAATGACGAAAACTAAAATGCTGCCAAAAGATACCAAGTCACATGAGATGACTAACGTAGAAATCGCGGAGAAGCTGTTTATTCATCCGCACACAGTTAGCAAAATTGAGAACCGCGCTATGGAGAAGTTCAAGCGCGAGCTAAAGAAAAGAAACATTAATCTAAAAGACCTAATCGGAGACTGATATGCGCCTCTTATTTTTATTATTAATCGCTGGTGGCGTACAAGCTGAGACTCGGCTATATACCGATGCGCTAGGGCTGCCCGCTGGATCGTCCTATCAGATCGGCAATACGACCTTTTATACGAATAGCCTTAACCTGCCTGCCGGAACCCGCGTGGATTTAGGCAGCGCATACATCTATAACGACTCTCTTGGCCTGCCAGCTGGCGCTAGCTACCCTGTCGGCCCTAGCCCTTGGGCAAGTCAATCAACTTATACATCCCCATGGGATACGAAAGGATCGAATAATGGCTCATTTTGAACCAAATAATCCAGAATTTGAATCTCCGCATGATGCGGTGAATAGGCCAAAACACTACCTAAGCCATCCGTCTGGGGTTGAGTGCATCACAATTACCGAACACATGGGCTTTTGCCTCGGCAACGCGATGAAGTATATCTGGCGCGCAGATGAGAAACACGATGCCATTGAGGACTTGCGTAAGGCGCGCTGGTACATTGACCGCGAAATAGCTCGGAGGCTGAAATGAACTTAAGACGAACTCATTACGAACAGTTAATTACGTACTTTGATTATGCTGAATCGGAAGGGTGGTACTACGGGAATAAAGAGCAGTTTGTTAAAAGGCATAATGAATTAAAAGAATGGCTTGAGGATTTGATAAAGAAAGCGAGTGAGAAATGAACAATGAACCAGTAGCGTGGCTGAATTACAAAGGTTACTTAATAGACGATGACGATGTGCAAAGATACAAAGACGAAGGTTTTGTGATGACACCACTCTACACCCATCCAGCAGAGCCAAAAGAATTAACTATCCCTGAAAACTCGCAGGATTGGAAAGGAATGGATGGTGCAACTGCCTTTTGGTTAATTGAACGGCACTCTAATTATTGGGGTGATGTAAGACTAATGATGGAGGAATGGCTAAAAGCTAACACCCACCCAGCAAAGACACTAACAGATGAGGAACTCAACAAAGCCTTTGATTACTACTGCGAAACAGATGAGGGTGTATTGCGGTTTAACTATGAACTGCGAGATAAATGGAAAAAAGAACAGCTAATCCGTTGGAAAGAAGCATTTAAGAAAGCGAGTGAGAAATGAAACCTGTTGCATGGATGATTATAGATGTGGATAACGGAAAATCACTTCAGTCTAAAGAAAGCAAATTTTCGGAAATAAATATTCCACTTTACACCGCACCAAGAGAGTTAAGTGATGAGGAAATATTAAATGTTGCCTTTTGTTGCGAAGTAAATACAGTTGCTATTGAAAATGATTGGGATGGAACTGTTATTGATTTTGCTAAAGCAATACTAAAGAAAGCGAGTGAGAAATGACTGCTTTTAAATGGACTGGCACAGGCATCTGCCTGCTGAGTATTCTGTTGACTGCGCTCAATATCTACCCGGCTAACCTGATCCTTGGCTTTATTGGCTCCGCTATCTGGGCGGCAGCTGGCTATGCGCTGGATGACACACCTTTATTCGTGGTCGAGATCGTGGCCGTAGTCTTTTATGCTGGCGGCATCGTGCTTTATGTTGCAGAACAGCTCGGTAAATGGGGTGTTTGGTAGCATAAATGTTACTTCAACCGTACTAATGTATGGAATGAGATACAAAAGTTATATTTACCGAACGGTGCATTTGTAAAGAAAAGTGTAGTTAATTACAAAAAAGTTACTGATCGGGGCATTTTGTAGGGTTTGGTAATGCAGTTGCATTGCCAGTCAATAAATCTGCGTATTCCAGCGCTTTCAACAGAATAATGTCAATAATTGCGTTTAATGTGCATAAAAATGAATCTTTTTGTGCGTATTATTAAAATGTGTATACATTGTATATACGGCATTAAAGACTTCTTTAATAAGAATTGTCTTAAATAAATATACAAATTTCGGACATAACGTCACAAGTTTGCATGACTTTTTATTTATATTTCATGCACTTACAGCTCTAACGGATCGAACCCCAGCTCTGTAGCTACAAGGCGGCAGCGATCCCTAAAGGGTTTGCCGTGGTGCAGCCACTTGTCACCCTTCTGCCTGTGAAAGCTCATATGGATCATCTCATGAGCCAGCGTGGTTAGGACGGTATAGTAGTGGCCACAGCGGGCAGAGGATACCGTTACCGTATGCTCGTAGTCCTCGCCCGTATCGTAGAGGTATGTACCCATCAGCTCTGGGTCAGCGGTGACTACAAACTCCACTTCCTCGGGCAGCGGCATTTTCCATTTAGTAAATGGGTAGCAGCAATAGAGAGATGCGTAAAGGTTGCGGACAACCTCTGGAGTCAGCCTCATACCTTATTGATACATCCCCTAAACTCAAACTCATCCTCGCCGCAGACTTGGATTAGCTCTGGCAGCATGAGGCGCCCGCGCTCAAACGACAGTAGGGCAAACCCTGATCTCCAGTCTTTTGGGTTATCCT